AGTTGCATCCCATACGTAGTCAATAAAACGACGTGCCTGTTCAGGGCGTAGAATACCACTGCCTGCATCACCCGAAGGATTTACAGCGTTTGGTCCAGTTGTTAGACCATATTCAGCGTTTGGGATATTTCCCAGAGTGTTGGCACCAGGGTCTGTTACCCCACCAATACCTCCAGATGCAAAAGCACCCTGACCTTGATATAGACCAGGAGCAGTTCCACCTAGTTCACCAGAGTCACCTGGCTGATTCTTAATAATCTCTTCCGACATATTGTCACCTCCTAAGTGATAGTTACTTAATTAAATAAGTCGGCAGTTTTGAGGAAACGTCCGCCCCATAGGGATTTTTCAACCAGTTTCGCTGGCTGCTCCTGTACGATCTCGCCTAGATCGCCAGATTTACGGAAAGCTGTATCTGCCTCAACAGCGTCAATACGCTTTCCAATGTTATTAAAGTCCTTCTCTGCATCTTCTAGCTTGGCGTTTGCCATGCCTAGGGACTTCTTTAGGTCTGCAATTTCGTCATTTAGTGACTTAACAACTGCAGATAGATCGCTAAAGGCCGAAGCAAGGCTGTTCTTGATTTCTGCTACAGCAGCAACAACAACCTCATCTGACTTCGATACCTCTTCTTCAATAGACTTGTCCATTTCTTTAGACTTTATTGCTTCGTCTTCATCCATGTCATCAGACTTCTTTTCCTCTTCGTCCATAGACTTTTCGTCCATGGTCTTTTCCTCATCCATGGCGTGTCCAGACTTTTCAGTCTTTGACTTTTCATCCATAGTCTTGTCTTCGGAATAGCCCTTCTCTACTGCTTCGGCATCTGCCTCTGGAGCGACCTGTACTTCTTCAACTACCTCGTCGTTCTTTACGACGTCTTCAGTTGTTTCATTCATAGGACTTGCCTCCTTCGTCATCTTAGATAGATTAATGCCTTTAGCACTATCAACTAAGAACTTTATCATTTCTGTTTTTTCGTTATCGTTTTTCTCAACGAAACCTATATTCTTCATTGGGGTACCGTCGATTGGGCTAAGCTCTACTTCTGTGTCAGCTACCTTAACAACGCCATTGTTGCTATCCCAAAATACATTTTCAAATTCTGTGTCCAGGGTCTCACCCTTAATGATGTCCACTCCGTCAACCTTTTCTACTGATAGAATGTTTGCGAACTGATTTGCTGGATTGTCAACTAGCGATAGCTCAACTAGGTCATAGTCTTTGATAATACGAACAGTCTTTTCCATGCTCTCGTCATACATGTCATCGTACTTGTTCATTCGACCACCGATTGAAAAACCAGAAAGGGTGCCATCTAGAACCTTTTCCCAAGTGTTCTGTGCACCCTTTGAAACATATGCAGAAACATATACGCCAGTATAAAACTTTTTAGTGTCGGAATCAAAGTACTTGTCTTCCTTAAAAGATACCATCTTGCCAACAGAGAGTGGCTGGTGCATCTCACGGATGTTTCCACGGAATTTTGCAAATGCCTTCATAGATGCATCTGTAGTTACAATGTCTGCCTGCTTGTCTACGTTATCAAGCGTGGCAAATCCAGAAACGATTCTACGCTCCTGATCAACCTTACTGAATGGCATAGAGAGACGAACATTCTCGCCTTCTGTATCCCAATGTGCCTTTGATATACTCATTGTACCTTAATTATAATGTATGTTTTTGTAAAACTGTTACAATCTTGTAACTATTTATTATAGCAGATTATTGAGAAGAATTTCCCTCACCTTGAGGATTCCTTCCAGAAGTTGTTGCAGGTCCGTCAGATTGGTTATTTAATCTTTCTGTATCCCGCTGTCTGTTGCCTGCAAGGTTAGCCCTGGCGTCAGTGGCCTGTCTTGGAGACATCTCAAATGGCGCATCGCCGTCTGGACGTTGTGGCAATCCAAGAGCTTCACGTGCTTCATTTGGAACCATAATCTGAGTCTTGACATATCTTTCAAGAATCTGCGACTGTGTCACTTCATCTGTCAGGGTTAGCTCGTTAAACTTTAGTTCAAGAATATCTGTCTTTTCTCTTACGATCCTGTTTACAAATTTTTCAATGCTGCGTTGCATAGGTCTAGCTACCTGCTCCTTGAACGTTCTGTCCTGAGCAATTGATGCTGCAATGTTTGAAGCATCTGAGCCACCAATCTTTGATAGCGGAACCTGGTGTGCGATTAGGATATCATCACGGTTACGTAACCTATATTCATTAAACGACGCCTCTTGTACACCGTTTTCGATTGGCTTCATCTCAAACTCTACCTTGTTGGTATCTGTATCTCCTGGCAACGGAATATACAAAGTTCTATGAGATTGGCCTTTTAGGTTTGTCTGCAAGAATTTAAATAGCTTATCTTCTGCTTCAGAGGATAGCTTTGCGCCCTTTAGAGTTACTACATATCTTGGCACTGCCTTATTGCTAAAGTAGTCAATGTTGTACTGTGAGGCTAGGTGGTCTCCGTGTAGAGCTGATACAGCAGACATTATGTCTGGAATACCATAGTAAGTGTTTAGTGGTGAGTACTGCTTGAAGTGAATAATCTCGTTTGGACGTGGATCACCAGTGATTGGGTTTACGTTGTTTGCCCCAAAGTTTCTAAAGTATACGACCTTGTTTCCAATAATCTGAACAAAGCCATCCTTAAGCCTTCTTGCTCTCATAGTTGTTGCAGGAATGTGACCTACGTAACCAATCTCGCCTCTGACAGTTCTACCGATTTCAAGGTATCCGTTTCCAGTTGCCTCATAGTCAGTCAGGACCTTCATCATAACATTTGTGAAGGACTCTTCGTCATTAAGATTTTCCATCCAGTCACGAAGCTCTATCTTCATTCTTTCAATTCTCTTGCGAGCCTTGTCTCTGGCTGAATCGTTATCGTTAGACTCAAGTGCCATCATTGTCTTATCTGATACGTGGAAGTCATAGCCAAGCCCAACAATGTTTTCTACCTTGGCATCAATAGCTGCGTGATTCGCAAATGATGTATCGTAAAAGTTAGCTAGCTCGTATAGGTTCCATGGGGGTGTAATGACATCAAACATTCCGTATCCATTACGGTAAACCGTTCCTGGATTAATTTCTTTTGAGGTTGCTCCATCTCTACCACGACTTATTGCCAAAGCACTGTCTAGGTAGACTGGGCTATCGACGTTAATGTCTTTTGGAATCTGAGTCTCATAGGCTTTCGCCAGCCTGTCTGAACGGCGCTTAAAATTCTTTTCAAGCCCAAAGAGGCCCTTTAGATCATCCCAGTTCTTGTCGAATGGGTCCTGTGCCTTAAACACATCCTCTTGTTGAGCTTGCTCAGGCAAGCCGATGTCTCTGATGTAGAATTCTTCTGACATTAGTCTTGATCTCCGTATAGCTTGATGGTATTCTTTGCAGCTGCTACAGCTCCGAGGTCATTGAGGTTAGGAATTAAACCTTGACTCATTCTATCCACTTGCTCTGAATATTCTTCGTCTGTGACTCTACCCATACCTGGGAAAAAGATTGGCTTTCCGTTTGGTTCTCCGTGGTGGCTGGCTGCTTGACGAAGTTTGTGTAGCTGGATCTCATCGCCCCTGTGGGATGGAATGTTTAGGATATTTCCCTCTCCATCAGTAAACCACTTTCCGTTTTCTTTTTGCCATACATAAATGCCCCAGTCATACTGCTTATCTAAAACAGTTATTTTTGAGTTACCGATTTGGTTAGGTTTTTCTTTTTTCATAACCACCAGTATACCATATTATACCGCTGATGCTACTTTGCTTTGCCAACTTACATCTGAATAAACCTTGTATTGATAAGAATTAAGCCTGAAAGGCCTATCATCATCAATCACAATTTTGTTTGTTCCAGTGTAAGACTTGTATATGTCAGACGGGTTTGTTCCAGAAAAAGCTGACGATGAAAGCACAAGAACCTCATCCCAGATACCAACATCGTACCAGAATTGCCACTCTAGGTCTGTTAGGTCCTCCTGTTTTACCTGGAACCATATTCTTTTTATGCTTTCTAGTGTTCCCTGAAGAGACGTAGACTCGTAGTATGATATATTGTTGAACAGTGCTGGACCTGTCAGTCTTATTGCACCCACATAAAGGTTTAGATCTAGCAAGCTATTTGCAAAGCTTATTCCAAGGAATGCCCACTCTTTTATGGTAATCGTAGGTTCTTTTACTAGGTTTCCATTTAAGAAAAATCCAATTCCATTTTCAAGTTTACCAGTTAGTGCATTTACCGCATAGATCTTTGCCCTCTGTCCGCTTGGGTGGGTTGCCACCAAGAAAAACTTAAGGTGAACAAACTTACCCTGTATCTCAAAGATTTCTACTGGGGTGTATGGAAAAAAGTCCTCGTCATATCTAAGCATAGTTTGCATAGCAGCTACCTTGTAGTCCTTTATCCTTGATGAATTCATTGGTATGGATATGCCACGACTAATAGCTGGAGAGTGATCTCCCCTTAGCTGAATTCCACTAGACCTAGTCAGGTATAGGTATGGGCTGCTAGACTTGTAGATAGAGTATGGGTTCTTTGCCTTATAGTCAAAGTACAGTCCTGACTTTTTATAAGGAAACATTGGCACGCCAAACCTAGTACCAACCTTATTTGAAGAATCTGCATTAAGTGCTTGACCAGCAAGTTGAACAGACTTTATCTTAATTGGATTGGAAGCTACCCCAGGATTCGTCAGCTCTAGGTGAATAACTACAGCTAGTTGAGTTATGTCTACTCCAGATGGTGGATACAGGATTACGTTGTCTACCACTTCATACTTAGTATTCATCCAGTCACTACCTGGCTGAATTACACCATTTTTGGGAACAAGTTCTGACTTAGAAAAATTGGTATATGGTGCATTGGCGCCAGTGCTTAGATACTGGAAAGACACATATGACCTTAATGGGTTGGACTGAGTGTCATAGCTGTAAGTCTTTACAACCTTATTTTTTAAGTCATCGTAGTCTTGGTATCCAGTAAATAGTTGGTTGGCTAAGTCTTCATAATTTCTTTGTATTGGATTAGAGTACTGTGTTTGCAGCTCTGCATAGGTCCAGGACCCTGACGTTTCCTGTTCTGAAAATGTCGCTGGAGCTGGGTATCCAAGATTAAACTGAAGAAAGTCTAGGCTGTAGTATTGGTCGCCAAGATTATCTCTTACATACTTTGCAAAGTAGGTAAGTGGAACATAGTCCTCCCAGTAGGAGTCTGCAGCCACATCTAGATGAATTGAACCAAACTGTAGGCTTGGGACCAATTGATAGCTGGCTACGTGATCTGATATAAAGTTTGTTATAAAGGATGTTGGGGATCCCCCATCAATAAAGTAATCCCAGTACGAAGGAGACAGTCTTACAAAGTTTCCGTCATTATCATAATATCCTCCAACAGCAGATGGGCTAGTACCTCCATCAAAGTCGATTGCTCCAGAGTAAAGATCAAAAACGTTTTCATAGTCAAGCGTCATTCCTCTTGGACTAAACAAGTCTTTAATCTTTGTAAAGTTTCTTTCATTACAAATTCCAAATGAATATATTTTTCCAGTAAACGTTTTATCCAAGTCTGAGTTGCCGCCGATGTAAAGCGCAAGCTGGTCCAAAGAACCTAGAACCTTAGAAACATTACCACCAAAATGTCTTGAAAAATCATTAATGTTAAATCCTACAGTAAAAACCTCTCCAGGAAGATTATTAAAAGCTTCGTATATTGTTGTGGTTACATTTAGATAGGTCACCTTATATTTAATTGAAGAGTTAGAAACTGTAACAAAAACTTTATCTGACGTGGTTGAGTTTTTTAGCTCAAATAGCACCTGCTCAGATGTATTGCTTTCTGTTCTTTTAAATATTCCGTATATAGCTGCAGGACTTTGTAGTGTTTGGGTTATTGAACTTAATACTAGGTATCCATTGGTTGCATTCCATTGACTATTTGGCTTAAGGGTTATAAATGGACTTGACTCGTTTTGAGCACTGGTTAAGTCTGACAACCACCTATCCTTAGTAGCAAAGTTAGAGTTAAAAAATGGTGTTGGTGGCAAGTATTCTGGTGAGGATATTACGGACCTAGACGATCTCATGTTATCTAGAACACCAGATCCCCAAGCACTTGCTTCAGGAAAATTATAACTATTTGAATATTCTGCAAAAGAATAGTCCACTAGGGCAGTTGTTCCGCTATATGCCGTGTTTATGTTTTCTGGAAACTCTACGCCCTGGCCATAAACAAACCTTCTCTTTGCTACTGTTTCAGAGACCTGATATGAGTATATTGCAACGCAATCAATCTCAAATGAGCTTATCCTGTCGTATGAGTAGAAACCTATCCAGTCTTGGCTTTTTCCTTCTGAGCTTAGCAAGGATGGCAGGTCTAGGGCAGAAGTCAGGAATGATACTGATATGACCTGCTCTCCATTAATCATAAGTATGGCTTGATTCTCAAAAACTCTGATATGAATAAGCATTGGTCTGCCCCACTCATTTACAAAGTGATGACCAACATTGTCTCCAATCTTAAGTGTAAGAATAGAACCATTAACATAAAGTCCGTCAGTAGACGATATTGGCCCCATTATTCTTTTTGGAGTTTGCGTATCGGAAATAATCCTTAGCCAAAATTCTAGGGTATATGTCTTATACTGACCACTTTCATTTAGCATTCCATATCCAGGTATGATCAGGGATGGGAGCCCTTCTGTATTCTTGGATATGCAGGTTACACTAGAAGACCCATATACCATTGGAATTGAGGAGTTTTTTGCAAGCAGTGCATTATCTTTTACAATATAGTAACCATAAGACTCTTGAAGTCCGTAAGGAAAAGCTTTTATGGCTGACATCTGTGATAAAGCTATTTCTGATGGCTCTTCTGGAATAAGTTCTGGCTCGGCGCCCAGGGATGTTGCATTAAACTCTTCTGACCATTGTCCAAAAGATATTCCATTAATGTAAAACTTATAGTCGGACGGGGCAGCTCCTCCGCTAAAATAGTTTATCTTAATTACTAATCTTACAAACGCATCATCATCTGGAATATTAAATGTTTCAGAAACAAAGAACCACTTGTTAGATATTCTTGATGAAAAAGTTTTAAGTTTTTGTACAAGTGTATCTGTTACTACATCGTCATACTCGTATCCAATCTCTACGCTCTCAATGTATAAGCTGTCTGAGTATATATATGATCCGATTGCGAAAGTTGCAAGGCTTTTATTTAAATCTTGTAGCGTTACTAAATTTGGGCTAACACAAACTATGGATCCAGAATCTCCTGATGGGACATTTCCAGATAGGCCTGAGACTATGCTACTTTGAAATGGCTCGTCAAGAATAGCCTGAGTGTTTGAAGAAAAGGTTCCTCTGGTGATTGTCCAACCAGACAGCGACCTTTGTGAATTACTGATTAGGGAGATGTAATCTGCAGGATCGTCTAGTGGCCAAAGAGAGATAGGGTTCTCCGCAAATGCTTTTTCAGCGTAAAGGTTAGAGGGGCTAGACATGATTCACCATAAGTAAATTATAGCATGCTACTCGTACTTGCGTCTTTCCCAAACTTCTTTTTGATAGATACCGCCATTTGGCTTTCTATATTTAAAGGTATTTAAGGCATTTTTTTGATACATTTCCTGGGGGTTTTCTATTACAGTTTCTGATTGCCAATCTTCTCTTTTAAATGGGAATATTTGGGCATATGGTGTTCCAGCTGGCAAAATTCCAACCCACTCTTTTGATATAAAGAATGGCATAGTGCCAGGAAGATTGACATTGTCATTATCAATAACCCCACTTGTTGTTATAAAAGGCAAATCAAACCTGTTAAAAGGCTGGGAGTATATAGCACTATACCCCTTTGGAAGCTCTACAGCCCAGTCTGACCACCAAGCAAAATGATTTTCATGATATCCTAGTGGCACCTTAAAGTCTATCATTGGTGGTCTGGCATGAATAAACTCAAGGTAGTTCTCATCTAAAACTTTGGCAGAGATAATTCCAGAATCATTTAAATAAAACTCTATATCGCATGGTGTCTTATAAACATATCCTGACCCCATTATGTCATAAATAGCTGGGCAAGACTTCCAAGTTAAGACTTTTCCTCCGTCTTGGCCAATCCAAGGCTCTCCATTAGGCTGACTAGCATACCTTTGTGCATCTCTATACCAAGAGGGAATGTTCTTTAATGTAGGCTCTGGTTTAGATGCACTTTCCTGTGTGAGCCATGGTCTATTAGATATAAATTTAATTATTTTTTTCATCTTTTACTTCTGAAACCTCTAAGATAATTTTTTTAGCCTCATGTTCGCCAACAGATATTCCTTCATGATCAACCGCATCTCTATAAAAATGAGTCCAATCACCAACAGAGTTTTTCTTCATAGATGCCTCTGACCTTTCAGCCATTCTTTTAGATCTTTCTGGATTCTTCCAGGACTCTGGTGCACCAGATTTAACTTCAACCTTATAGGACTGAATGTCTTTTAAAGAAATTGGCAAAACAGCAGCTATAGGTGTATTTGCTGGTATTGTGATTACCTCATTGGCCTTATTTACAATCCATGCAATTGGTATTGGACCATCTAAAACAGATGTGCTAATTAATGTAGTAAAGCATTGTGTTCCTTCTATGAACTGATTTGGAACTGGCATTGTCAGAAGGGATAGGTTTTTTGCCGAAGAGAAATGAAGGCCAGTCATAAAACTTATTGTTCTATTTCCTCTTCCAGTGTCTACATACTTATTGCCAGATAAAACTGTTATATGATTTGAGGTTGAATCATTTATGCCGTCCCAAATAAAAGATATCTCTTCTGGAAAAGATATCGACCACCCCAATCTATTTGCAAGAGATATTGGAAAACACTGATATGCATGTCTATCAAAAGTGATATCCATCCAATCTCTTTTCATTGGAAGCTGTTCAATGTTGGCGGGATTTGATCCTAGCTTATAAACAGTTAGGCTTTTTGTCAATTGCCAGTCTCCTGATAAAAAGCTGGCTGATGATATTTATCTGAATAATCTAGCATAGTTACGATAGAGTATTTTGTGCCAGAAACAACTGGCATGGCACGATGTGGATACATAAAGTTAGATGGAAAAAGAAATAGATCTCCAGCCTTAGCCTTAATGTTTAGATTTTGGATTCTAAAGAATAACTCTCCACCCTCATAGTCGTCGTTTGGATATGACACAGCTGATAAAACGCAGTTGTAGGAATATCCATTATCGTGATGCTCTTGAAAGTGTTTCCCTGGACCATACTTGATAAAGTTTATTGCTTCCCAATAACGAAGCTCTCCAATATTAAACATTCTGCAGTAATGCTTAACTGCCTGAAGTTGTCTGAAGTATACGTCTTCCCATAACTTCTGTAGCTTTATAGAAGCTTCACTCTTATCTTGTTCTATGTCTGTTTTCTTAAATTTAAAATCTAAGCAGTCTCGGTACTCTGGAATTTTCATAGCATATCCAACCATAGCCTCTTGATAGCTGTAAGGATTAGAATTATCTAAAAGAACATCCTCAAGCCTAGAAATAATCTCCATAGTCTTTGGAAGAACGTCATGATAAACCATAATACCGCTCCCAAGATCCTCGACAGACGACCAAGTTGTTTCATCTATTTTATAGAAATCTACTATTCTTTTCTGCAAATCTTCTTGATTTCCCACGTTGTGGCCCCCTAATAAGTAAGTTTATTCATATCTTCTTGTCTGTATGCGTGGTATCTTAGTCCACCACGATCATTGTAATCTGTCATAATAACAATAGAGTACTTTGTTCCAGAAATCATATCGTTAGACGCATGCTCATAAATATAGGTAGATGGGAAAATTACAACATCCCCCGTTTTAGGCTTAATGGTTAAATCAAACCTTGGGAAATAAAGCTCTCCACCCTCGTATTCTTCATTTATGTATGCAACTATAGAGATAGTAGTTACGTAGGCTGGTCCGTGGTCAGCATGTATTTTAAAGTGAGTTCCTGCACCTTCATACTTTACAAAGTTAAACCCTTCGTAATACCCTATTCCAACCCCCCAGTATCTTCCATAATCATCTGCCATTGGCTTGATCTTTTCAAAAGCTTTTTGATGCATCTGGTATAGCTCAGAATTGTCCTGATTGGATGGACCAAGGCTTGTGCTACTTATCTTAAAGTCTACGCATTTTCTTGCAGTCTCTAGAGCATCGTCTGCCTCGGTTACCCTGGCTCTTTGCCAAGTATAAGGTGTTTTGCCATTTAGGTTTGACTCTAAGATCTCAATTATGTTTTCACAAAGGTCAGAGGGAATGGCATTGTTATAAACAATTATTCCAAGTGCTGGATTAGATGCAGTAACATTGTTTGCAACAATCCTATCAGAAATTCTATTTTTGTCGGTTTCTGATCTATCTTTTGTTAGCCAGTCATTTAATGTCATACATCTATTATATCATATGGTCAACATTTATAGTAAATTCAATAAAAACTATTTAATAAGAAATAATTTTTATATACATCCCACCTGAATTTCTGGAAAGAATTGTTTTATTATTTTTTCTCTTAGTCTGCACAGCCTACGGGGTTGCCGCAGTTATCTCTAATTAAACAATTTTCGCAGCTACCAAAACCATAATCGCAGCATCTAGAGCCACAATCGTAATATTCTTGACCAGGGGTTGGTGAACAGAAAGCTGGGAAGAATGGGAAGAACGGTGGGAAGTATGGGAAGTATGGTCCAAAGCTTGGGAAGAATGGGAAAAACGGGAAGAACGGTGATTGAGTGGTAACGTTATTTGAGTTAGCCGAATAAGTACCGCTTCCATTAGCGTTTTCAGCACGGATCTGATATGTCTGAGCTGTTCCGCCTTCTTGGATAATGTTTGTAGTGGTAGCAGGAGCATTTACAGTTCCAGTCTTTCCGTCAGAGGAAGTCCAACGGTAGAGAGAGATAGCCTTTCCACCTGTCGATGGCACTGCCCAGTTAAGAGTATCCTGGTCTACCCCTGAGGTAGCGGTAGGTGCAGTCATGGTCGCTGGCACTGTTGTTGCAGTTACTGTAGCAGCTGAAGAAGCTGCAGAGGTTCCAGATGCATTTGTAGCTGTTACCGTTACAGAATAGGTAACTCCTGATGCAAGGCTTTCTACAACAAGAGGAGAAGAAGCCCCAGTTGCAGTCCTAGTAGTTTGGCCTGCTGCTGTAGCTGTGGCAGTGAACGAGGTTGCTCCTGAAGATAGAGAGAATGCTACAGAAGCTGCACCATTATTAAAAGCTCTACCTGTGCCCACATCCGTAGCAGATACGCCAGTTGGAGCCTGTGGCGTTAAAAAGTCATTTGATGCCTGAGACTTTTTTCCTGGTCTTTTTCCTACTGCCATTTTTACCGTCCTTAATTACGTTTTAAATTATGCTGTTAGATCTCCGAAAACAACCCAAGTGTCGGTTGCCCTCTTAAATAGTGTAGCAGAAGACCACTGTGTACGTAGCTTCAGACCTGGAGTTGCATTAACAGTAACTCCACCAGCTCCTGCAATAGTTACCTGACCAGTTCCTGTCTGTAGGATATCAATAGATGTTCCTACTGGGTAAGCAATAGTTGCATTTGTTGGAATTGTCAAGGTAGTTGCAGTAGACTTGCTGATCTCAACAAGAGTGTCACGCTCATTTAGGTTAGCTAGTGTATATGAGTCTGTCTTCTGGCTAATTGTAGTAATCGAAGGAACGCCAACCTTTGTTTGAGTACCGTCAGAGAAGGCCACACCAGTAGCTGAAGCAGTAACTAGTCCAGAGAATGTTGGGTTGTTTATAACTGAGAGTGTTCCTGGAGTTGCTTCTTCTAAGTTAGTTCCAGCAACAACTGTTTTTGCAGCATTAAACTGAGTATAGCTAATGTTGTCGGTTCCAATAACAATTGGGCTAGCTGTTGAGTTATTTACAAAACCAAAGCTTGCATTTATGGTTCCATTTGTGACAAAGACAAAGTCTCCAGCCTTCATTTCACCAGTAGGGTTGTTGTCTGCGTCTGTTGCACGAGTTAGAACCCATGGAACTGAACCGCTACCATTAGTCGTTAGTGTATAAATACCGTTTTGCTTTGCATCTGTCTGGTCCTTGATAAGAACTCGCTGGCCAACTACAACAGACTCGCCGTCTAGGGTTGAGAATGCTCGGTTGGTGTTAGCGGTAAGCGTTGCACCAACACCACTAGTTCCATTGTCATAAATTACAGCAAGATTGTTTACTGATGCAGCGTGAACGGCTTCGTGGAAGTTAATTCCAGCAGCCACATTGTCTACATAAAGCTTAGTTGCAGCCTGTAGGTCTGAGCTTGGAGCACCAGATAGAGTTAGAGCACCAGTCAAAGTTCCACCAGAAAGATTTAGCTTTGCATCCAATGCTGTCTGAGTTGCAGTAGATACTGGCTTGTTAGCATCTGTGGTGTTGTCTACGTTACCAAGACCTACGTGAGCCTTAGTTACACCAGCAACGGTACCTGTGAAGGTGGGGTTAGCTGTAGGTGCCTTGGCATCTAGCTGAGTCTGGATAGCAGAGGTAACACCATTTACATATGCAAGTTCAGTTGCATCTACAGTTCCAATTGAAGTTGTGTTTGGAAGAACTACAGTTCCTGTAAAGGTTGGTCCGCTTAGTGGTGCATAAGTTGTAGATGCTGTAGCAGAAGCTAGCTTTGCGTCAAGCTGCGTCTGCACATTTGAGGTTACTGTTGCAAGATATCCAATTTCTGTAGAGCTTAGATCTCCAATAGTTGTAGTTGATGGAAGTGCGACATTTCCAGTAAAGGTTGGATTGTTTATTGGAGCCAAGGTTGCTAAGGACAAGCCTTCTGCTTTGCTATCAAGCTGGGTCTGAATTGAAGAAGTTACCCCGTTTACGTATCCAATTTCTGTAGAAGAAACATCACCAATAGATGTGCTTGTTGGCAACACTACGGTTCCAGTAAAAGTAGGACCAGATAGAGCAGCCTTTGCGTCCAACTGAGTCTGAATTGCGCTTGACACGTTGTTCAAGTAGCCGATTTCAGTTGCGCTAACATCTCCGATAGAAGTGGTGCTTGGTAGGACTACAGTTCCAGTAAATGTTGGTCCAGCCTTAGGAGCTAGTGTGGTAAGGAAGGCTGCATCATCGTTAATAGCAGCAGCTAGCTCGTTTAGGGTATCTAGAACTCCTGGGGCACCATCAATAACGTTTCCAAGCTGAGCTACTGGGATCTTTCCCTGGGCGTCTAGAGTAGCGACACCGTTATTAGCTGCTTTTTGGCTTACTGGGATGTAGCTTCCAGATAAGTCTGTGGTGTCTTGGAAATAAAACAGGCTTGTCCAAGTGTTGGTTCCATCACCAATCTTAAATTTACCAGTGTCGGTTTCAAATCCGATCTCACCTGCTGCTAGTACTGAGTTTGCTGCGGTCCACTGTGCTGCAGTACCCCTGCGCTGTTGCATTCTAGTTGCCATTTAAATTACTCTCCTAATGGGGTCTTCCCATACATATTTAATTATACTGCTATTTTAGTTAAAGTTGTCTACTGCTGAGCCACCGTCTAGAACTAATGTCCATTCGGTAGTTGAAGGTCCACCGCCATCGACTGGCGCACCTTGTGGGCTGTTAAAACTTCCACCAGAAGTAAAGGTGGAAACAATAAGTCCAGAACCATCGATAGATGTGTCGTGGATGTGTTGGGGTAGATTAAGCGTGTCATCAATGGCAGCAATTGTTAGCCAGGATCCGCTGTAATATACATTAAGTCTTTGTGTCTGGGTATCAAACCAGAGTTCTCCATTTTCTGGAGAAGAGGGAGCGATAGACTCTACTGGAACAGATACTTCTGATACCAGTGCGTCTACATATGACTTAGTAACTGCGTGGTTGGCTAGAGTAGGGGTTCCTACTTCAACTGCACCACCAAATGCGCCACCTTGGGCAACATTTAGGCCATTTTTAACCTTAAAGTCTTTACTCAATGTAGACATTTTCTACCACTCCCTCTTATCTATTTTTAAATTACTCTACTAGTGTTCCGACAACAGAAACTGTAGAGTTGTTGTTGTTGGTTGTTACTAGAAGTTGTACGTTTGTACCGCTGAGTCCTGCAGAAACAGTAGATGCTGAACCGTTGGTTCCAACGATTCCATACTCTGTAATTGCAATGTTGTCAGAAGTGTCTAGGGTCAAAAGAACCTTAGAAATTTCTGTGTGTGTTCCGTGAGCAACCTTCACAAGGAATTCTGCTGAACGGTAGTCTGCCTTAGCCCATGCATAAGCTGTCTGTACACCAGCAGTTGGTGCTGATAGAGTAGCTGCAACCTGCTTAGCAACTGAGTTTACCTCAACTGCTGTGAACTTTGGAACAACTGCTTCCAGGGCAGTTACTGCACGAGCATTTGTAAAGTAAAGGTTTGAACCTTCTGCAAGATCGGTAGTTGTAGAATCTGCAACACCGTTTTCTGCAGTAATTGTAAGTCCTGAACCATTACCAGTGATGGTGATGTTAGTCTTTGTAGCACCAGTCAACAACTCAGCAGCTGAAGTCTTAGCACGAGCATCTGTGAAGTATGAGTTTGTACCCTCTTCAATAACTGTGGTAGTCAGTGCATCAATTGCTGTTGTGATGTTTGCAGGTGTAGCCTTAGCATCCAACTGTGTTTGGATTGCAGAAGTTACGCCATCTACATAGTTAAGCTCGGTAACAGTTAGAGTTGCTCCATCTAGGATGTTTAGCTCTGCTGCTGAAGCAGTAACGTCACTAATGTCTGCAGCCACAACAGTGATGTCATTGCTTGCAGTGTTGATTGTCTTGTTGGTTAGTGTCTCTGTCTTAGATGCAGTTGACTTATTGTCCAACTGTGTCTGGATTGCAGAGGTTACTCCATTAAGGTAACCAATTTCAGTGTCTGATACATCTGCTACACGGGTCTGAGTAATTGTTGTGTCAATTGTAAAGGTGTTACCAGTTAGGGTTAGACCATTACCTGCCAGGAATGTTCCAGCACCAGAGAACTGAGTAAAGCTAATTGCATCTGTACCGATTATAGCTGGCTTGTTTGTCTGTACCCATCCAGTGCTTCCGTTTACTGTACCTGAGTATACGAATATAAAGTCACCACCATCAACCTCTTGTGCAGTGTCGAAATCAGTTGCACGAGTTGGTTGACCTGAAGCCTGAACAACGTAGATACCGTTTTCTGCAGCAGCTGTCTGGTTCTTTACAAGAATACGGTTACCAGTAGCAAGGGTAATTCCGTCAAGAACATCTCCATTTTCAAGAGCATTTGCAAGGTTAACGTTTGCGGTTGTTGCTGCAACTGCAGCCTCGTGAATGTGAAGACCTTCTGATACTGAGTCTACATATGCCTTTGTTGCTGCATCTGTTGCATCGGTAGGAGTTCCAAGACCAGTGATCTTGTTTGTACCCATTGCGATGGCACCAGTCATGGTACCGCCAGCTAGAGCTAGCTTTGCATCCAACTGAGTCTGAACTGAGCTAGTAACGCCATCTACGTAGTTAAGCTCAGTAGCAGTAGCAGTAAGAACAACATCCTCGTTAATCTTTGGTGAGGTTAGTGTCTTGTTAGTTAGTGTCTGAGTGTCGGTAGTTCCAACAATTGCAACAGCAACACCGTGAGTTGAAGTGTCTGATTCGTGAGTTGCAAGGTTTCCTGCAACTGTCGATGCTGAACCATATGCATCATATGTGTTTGCAGTTACAGAAACTGCACCAGTTGTGTCGTTGTATGACAAACCAGTTCCAACTGCATTACCTACTGCATCCTGAGCTCGCTCGTCGGTGAAGTAAAGTCTGGCTCCTTCAGCCAAATCATCGGTGTCGTGGTTTGAAAGGCTTGATACTGTACCAGTAACATTGCCAGTTACGTTACCAGTTACGTTACCAGTTAGGTTGCCTGTTACGTTACCTGTTACGTTACCTGTTACATTTCCAGTTAGTGTTGCGGTGATTGTTCCAGCAGCAAAGTTACCAGAGCCATCACGCTTTACAACGGTGTCTGGTGTGTTTGCTGCTGTAGCTGTGCCACCAATAAGACCAACAATGTAGTCCTGGTCTGTCTGCTTCTTGGTTAGAATGTCAAAGTTGTTTACCTTTGCGGTAGTTCCTTCAACAATCAGACCACTTTTAATCTTAAAGTCTTTTACGACTGTTGCCATTTTTTATCTCCTTATTAGTTATGCCTTAAGTCCAATACGTGCATAACGTAATGTGACTGGCTTAATGACTGAATCTGGGGTAACAGTTAATGCAACTGTATCTCCAGCCCTAGAGACGCTAATGGTGCCCATATTCCCATCGTTGTCTATTGT